AAGCCACGGACAGGAACATTGGAAGACTTCCACAAACTCTTTCCTGTGCTCCCGCCGTGGCTTCAATGGGCAGCAAAAACAGCCATTGCCCTATGCTTACGTCCCGGCGTGTCCGAACTTTTCCGATTGGAATGGTCGGCATTCGACTGGAAGGCTAGAACCGTGAGCGTTTACATGCCCAAAGTAGATAGCACCAAAATGGTATTTCCACCAGAGGAATATCTTCAGGAGGCATGGGTACGCTACCAAGATGATGCGATAAACGGTCAAAGTTTGGTTTGTAGAAATAGAAAGGGAGGACGTGTGAATAAAGGGCTTTATGAGATTGCATGGAGGCGGGCTTGCCGAAAGGCCGAAGTGTCTATGCCTATGTATGCCCTGCGACATATCGCCGCGTCCGAGATGCTTTCAAGAGGCGTGGACATCGCCGCAATAGCTGCGCAGCTTGGGCACAAAGATATTACCACCACAGGTATTTTTTACACACACGCTCTCGCCTCTTCCCAACGTCGAGCGGCGGCCGCACTCTCTTCTTGCACCAATTTGGTGCAGATTGGTGCGGTAAACGGCATCTAAAACAAACCTTATCAGTAACTTATGTAAAAACTTTGCTTTTTCCGCGAAAAAGCATACCGTCGCTCGGCGCCATGCCTCCTTTTCCATCCGGCATGTCCGCCCAGGCACCCATAACGGTGCCGGACCTTCCCGTAATCCGTCAAACAGATAAGGAACACGCGTGCAGAACTACGCATCCATCATAGCCCAAGAACTGAATATACGCCCACAGCAAACCGAAGCCGTCATCCGCCTGCTCGACGAGGACGCCACGGTCCCCTTTATTGCCCGCTACCGCAAGGAAGCCACGGGGAGCCTCGACGAAGTGGCGGTCACCGCCATCCGTGATCGCCTCGCCGCCCTGAAGGAATTGGACAAACGGCGCGAAGCCATCCTCGCCTCGCTGGAGGAACGCGGCCTCCTCACGCCCGAACTGCGTGCCAAGGTCGAAGCCGCCGATGCGCTGACCGTCCTTGAAGACATTTACCTGCCCTACCGCCCCAAGCGCCGCACCCGCGCCTCAATGGCGAAGGAGCGCGGCCTCGAACCGCTGGCCGATCAGCTGGCCCGTCAGGATAGCACCCTCCCCGAAGCGATGGCCGCCGCCTATGTAGACGCCGAAAAGGGCGTGCCGGATGCGGAAGCGGCGCTTGCCGGAGCGCGTGACATCCTTGCGGAGCGCTTCGCCGAGGATCAGCCCGCCCGCGAACGCCTGCGTAAACTCTTCGGGCGCGAAGGACTCATGCGGAGCAAAGCCGTTTCCGGCAAGGAAGA